CGCACGGCTTAGGTGCTCCTTCTCAAAGGGCTCATCGCCCCTCTTGAGGAAGTACTTAAGTAAGGCAGGCACATCATCCAGGATTGATTCTGGAGGATTACCCTTAGCTACATACCCCTTGACAAGGGGGTGGTGTAGTTCACGGTCCCAGTAGTGACCTTCCGGTCGGAAGGCCACGCTGGTCCGGCCGATCAAAGAGGATGTTTCTTCAACGATTGGATAGTGTCCTTTAAGGGCACGCTCCAATCTCAGATCTATCCATTGGCATGTGCGCCACATACCGGCATTGTAAAACCGGTTCCTTGTGGCAGCACTGGATAGAACCTCTTTGGCCATGCGGTGTGATGTTGGGATGTCTTCTTTGACATTTATGACTGTAACGTCATTGCCATCGAAGTAGTCCCTTCCGCAGCTCTCCCTGAACCTTCCGGTCCAGAAAGACTTGCCAGCATTTACTCGGAAGTTAAACCTCTCGAGTTCGCTGATCACATTAGCGACGTATTCTTTGGGGACAATTAGATCATCTCCAAAGACGCGCACCAATCCCTTGAGACGTTTTATGTCTCGCGGGACCAGCGGACGGTTAAGCGCTTTCTGCATCCCCATCAGGATTATCGTGAAAAACACGAATGCCTCGACAGGAAAGCAAAGCGCTGAACCCATAGACGCGAACTTGGCTAGGGGGATTACCCCATGGCCAGGTACATCAGCTCTAACAGAACGTGTCGCCTGGACAGCCCTCCCAAGAGGAGTGCTTAGAGGAAACATCGCTTCCACAAGCTGATTCGGAACACGGTCAGAAGCTTCCTTAAGATCTAAGGTAGCCAGGGCTCCAGTAAGCGAGCCTTCGAGAGCCAGACGCTGATTAGGCGTTTGGTCGTCGAAACCGATAAGATCATAGAGGATGTCATCCCTCTTGATCTCATCCATGAACACCTCCAGAAGACCCTGTTGCATGAATTGCATATGCACAGGTTCCATGGCGATGATTCTTGGTGTTCTGAGCGTTTTAGGAACAGTAACCACCCTTACCGGGGGTTCTGCTCCGGGTTCAAGGAGTTCCACGGACTGAAGATGGAGAAACATCCTCTCGTTGGGCACCAGGTGCACCATTGAGGGGAATTCATCTTCAAGACGCCAGGTCCACGTCGTCGACCGGTATTTCTCGTTTCCGAGAACCCTGTCGGCGGTGCTACCTGGGCCGTGCTTGCCTCGGATCCCGTCATTAACAAGTCGTTGTTCGACTCGACGGAAGTATGATCCGAAGCTAAGAGAAGCCAGACGAGAAAACTCACGGTAATCAGCCGGAGTCCATTCGTTACTAGCTTCTTGAACTTCTCTTTCACACTGGACATAGCCATCAATCGCCTTTCGATCCCTGTATGGGGTACAAGGACGGTTCATCTTTCTATACATCAGCGTAAGCTGACGCACAGCGAAGATGCAGTCAATGGATGGCTGTTCCAGTAACCGACCACTAGCTTGGTCAAACACCTGCTGAAGGAAACCTCCGAGAAATCGGGGGAGCCCGCCATGTCGCGTAAAACCAGCGAACTGGTCGTCAGCAACATGACCTTGGTCCAGACTTTTCGTAAAGTCCTTTCCAAAGTCAGCAAGGGTTATCGTTAGGAACGATTCACCCTCGTGTTTGACACGAGTCGAGACAGTTTCATAATCTCGACTGGCGCTAGTGCCGCACCATGCTGCCAGTTCTTCGGCAGCAACTTTCCAGAGCAACTGTAGGCTTTTCATGTCTCCATCCTTTCTTAATAGGGGTGGTAGACAGTCCTGCTTACAGCTTCCGAGATGAACCGCCCAGCGAGTGGGGAAGTTACCCGCTAGTTGGCGTCCTCAGTTCTCACCGCCAAGAACCTTGGTGATGAGTGCACCTGAAGAAGCAGTCAACTGGTTGATGAACCCGTCGACCACCTGCTTCTGTTCCGCGACCGTGTAACCAGTGACCGGAACATCAGCCGTGACGTAAAACGTCATGGAGTACTTGATGTTCTGGCTGCTGATCAGCGGGTCGGGGGCCACCTTCGAGTGTTCGATCCGAAGGGTGTGTCGGTTTCGCTTCCCGTAAGTATGGGAAACGATCTCCTTCACGAGGCCGTCGTTGCTGGTGTAGATCCCCTTGTTAGCCTCGGACGAAGTCCGGGGCAGGGAGATTGCCACCGCGTTGATGGTGCATGACTGTGGATCGGAGAGTGCCATAAGCGTACTCTTTCGGTTTGTGCTGTCGTCTCACGACGATAGCGGACGGATAGACGCAAGTGCGTCCTGCCTTCACCGGGTTACCCCGATTGAGGCGAGGATTGCGAGCTGCTTCGGAGTAAAAGAACTCCAAGTTAGCCCAAATCCAAAGGGTGATGCCTTAACTCGTTGCTTAGTCTCGCGACTGAACGACCAGCTAAGACGTCCTGGCGCGGCCTTAAGATCATGGCCGGTCATGACGTACCTATGGGTCGTGATTGTATGTTCCATCACGTATCCGAAGGGCATCACAAGTTCACCGGTTGCAAACTGGGAAACGTTCGAAAGAACGTCGCCCGTATTTACAAACCAATCAGTGAACCAGGACCAGGGAGCGAGGTTCCATAGTACCTCGGGCGTAAGTTCTACGCCCAAGAGAACCTTAGCTTTCGCGGCGGCGCTTCTCCACTTCTCCCGACTGTAATACGTGTCGGGAAGATAGTAAGTGAAGGCGCCCGAAAACCACGTCTTTTTGGTCATTACTTTTTCGACCTCGAGACGCGCACCTGCAAAACTCCCTCCTCTTGTCATTCCGGCGTCCACTTTTTCATACCCTACGGAATAAGTTCCCCAGGGATGGACTCCAGTCTGAACGGAAGAAGAACGAGTTTCCTCATCATCGAACGTGTAGCCACGCCGGACTAGTTTCCCGGCGTCCCTCTCGTATTGCGCGAGCAGTCCTTCATAATGAATGATCGCTCGAGCAGTGTCTTGAATATCAGACACGAGAGGAGCCCAGCCGAATATCGAGTTAAGATACTCGGAGCCAGCATTGCGAACAATGCCGGCTTTCGACTTCCACAGTGAAGCACCAATCATCGAGGGAATACCCTCTCTGACTAGCTCTGCTAATGAAGTCGACAGGTCTGCTACTGGTTGACCAGGCTTGCATCGAGCAATCGCCGTTGTGCCCTTTCCAACGAGTACTCCCCAGTCTGAGGAGTCGTCCGGTGGAAAAAGACGGGCATACGACGATGATGCAGTACCTGGAAAGAGGGGACCCACGTAGTACTTGTCGGTAGTTCTACCGGCAACGTGGGTCGTGTCCAAGGAGTAAATCTGGTGCGCAGGCGTCTGTTCGACGCCTGGTTCGCCCATGTACACCTTGGTGGTGTAAAAATCACCACCCTCGTCACGCCCCTTAAACTCATGTTTAAAGGGGTGACCCGTTGACACAGTTGTCTGTCCCACCCACCCTCGCAGTACTGGTGTTAGAAAAATCTATATCACCAGTAGCACGAACCTTACGGTAGCCCAGTCCCGGAGGAGAATTATCCGGTATGGACCGCTTTCGG